TACGACTTTCTATTTGTGCCAGTATGGTATGGCCTTAATAGACCTAACATTGAGCAGTTCATGGAAATAATAGATTCAACTGAGCATGTATTAGTTCAAATGGAATTGATGAAGAAACTTACTGGACAGCATAGCCCTTTTACTCTTATGGGTGGTGGCTTGTTTCACTTAGCCTTTGGAGCGATACTTACAGGCAGTGCAGTAGGGATGAAAAAATGATAAACGATTTAGAAAAAAATTTTAAGGAAGCTGACGTAGTCTATAAGGGTTTAATAAAATGTCTGAACAGAGGTTCGATAGGCTTGAGAATAGTCTTGATAGATTAACGAGTAAGGTTGAGCAAATGTCTGAAGTAGTAACAGCATTGGCTCGTATCGAAGAGAAACACGTAGCAGTACAACAACGATTAGATCATCACGATAAAAGACTAAACAAGCACAGTGATGCTTTGGATGAATTGTTTGTAGACACTACTAGAATGGAAAAGACTTCAGGTACTAATGAGTGGTTCATTCGTCTACTCATAGCAACGATGGTAGGCGCTGTCGCTTACCTACTGAGAGGATAATATGACATACAGAGAGATTATTAACGAGGTCTTACGTAGGTTACGTGAAGATCAGATAGACGCTGATTGGAGTGGTAATCTATCTACGGCTAATGGTGTCACTGACTACCAACAGATGATTGGTGAACTAGTCAATGATGCTAAATATGAAGTAGAGCAGTACTGGGATTGGCAGGTCTTACGTGTTACTGCTGGTGTACAGACACTAGCTGACACTATGTCTTATAGTCTAGTAGGTGCTGATCGTAACTTCAAGGTACTTGATGTAATTGACACTACTACGGGTAGTCACTTAAAGCAAATCTCTTCTGTTGAGATGAACCAACGTGCATTCCCTACAGCAGACCAATCTACAGGTGCGGCATCTGAGTACGGGTTTAACGGTATTGACGATAACTTAGATATGGTTGTTGATCTATGGCCTGTACCTAACGATTCTCGACAGATTAACTTTAATATCGTTAAACCACAAGATAAGCTACAGTCAGCTACTATCCAATGCTATGTTAATGAACAAGCAGTGATCTTAGGTGCTTATACTAGAGCTTTGTCTGAACGTGGTGAAGATGGTGGTACACAAGTGTCTGTAGCTGCTGCTGAATATCAATCCGTCTTGTCCCGTGCCGTACAGATCGACTCTGGCAAGACCCAATATGAGACTGATTGGTATGCCAACTAAACCTATATCCCCACTAGTACTAGACTCTATTGGTGTATTCGGATTAAACACACAGGATAACGCCTCTAGCTTAGACCGTCGTTGGTTGACTAAAGCAGACAACGTAATGATTAACTCTGCTGGTCGCCTAACCTCACGTAAGGGTGTACGTCAGTATTCTAACGACATTGGTAATCACGCTGTTAAGGCTATTACTGAAGTAACTAAGACTGATGCGACTACTGAGCTATTCTTTGCAGGTAATAACTCTATCTATAAGGTAGACCATACGACTGTTCCTGCTACAGTTACTGCACAGACGTTCTCCCCTACAGCTCCTACGATTACAGACAGTAACTGGCAGTTTAGTCAGTATGATGATGATCTATTAGGTGTTCAAGAAGGACATGATGCTATCCATTACGATAGTACGACAGGCACATGGGCACGTATGGTAGACACTACTGCTTGGGGAGCGCCTGCAGGCATCACTACTTTTAACCCTTCTTGTGCTGTTAGTGCTTATGGTCGTAGTTGGGTAGGTGGTCTATCAGAAGATCCTAATACTTTACTATATAGTGCCGTTGCAGACCACCATGACTTTGGCGCCACAGCTGGTAGTGGTTCACTGAACCTGAATGCCGTGTGGGGATATGATGTCATTGTTGGCCTAGAGATATTCAACAACCAGTTGATCGTATTCGGTAAGTACAACATTGCTATCTATAATGGCCCTTGGGACATCGATGTTACGGATGGGACTGAGACCTTTGGTTTGTCTGAAATCATTAAAGGAGTAGGCTGTGTATCGAGGGATTCAATTAAAGCGTTCGGTGATGATATTCTATTTCTATCTGCTGACGGTGTTAGATCGCTTAATCGTACGAAGATTCAGGACAAGATGCCCTTAACAGACTTGACTAAGAATGTCAAGAATGATATTATAAAGGACATCACATCCTCTGAGAAGAAAGACGTAAAAGCAGCCTACAATCATGCAGGTGGTTACTACATCATCTCTTTCACAGGCATTAATAAGCATTACGTCCTCGACTTCAAAACGCTTAATCCAGACAATACCCCACGCATCTCTAAGTGGACTTTCACAAGTGACCACGCACCTAAGTCATTCCTCTCTCTATATGACGGTACTCTGTATGTAGGTTTAGGAACAGACGCTCATCATGGTGCTCTCTACAAGTATGACGGTTACTTTGATGTAGACTATGAGAGTGGGTCGTTTGTTAATAAACCCTATCAGACCAGTTGGCGCTCTGTCTACATGGACTTCGGTGATCCTTCCATAGCTAAGATCCTTAAGAAATTACGTTATGTATTAGATGGTGGTCGTGAGTCAGACATATCAATCAAGTGGCTAAGGGATTATGCACATACATATGATGAATACACTAAGACTATAGTTCCAGATGCAGTAGGTGAAATCTACTTATTTGGTTCACCTACGTCCTTATATGGGTCTGCTAAGTTTGGTCTGCTATTCACTCCTAAAGAATATCACGTCAACCTATCTAAGTCTGCTAAGGTAGTGCAGATAGACATGACAACAACAGTTAAAGGTTATAAAGGCTCTCTACAGAGCATGACAGTTCTAGCTAAAGGCGGGAAAATACGATGAGTAATTATTCTATTCAAAAAGACTGGGGTGGTGTTGACGCGCTTCCGGACTCTGATCCAGAGAAAGTAATCTCTGGTGATCACTTCGATACGGAGTTCACTGCTGTTCAAACAGCCATTAACTCTAAGGCTGAGCTAGTAGGGTCTGCTACTCAAGCGTTTAATGCTACTACAGCGACTGCTGGCACTAACACTACACAGGTAGCAACTACAGCCTTTGTAACAGCTGCTGTCGCAGCGGCGACTCCTACCGCAGCACAAGTAAATGGACATGCCTACCCCGTAGGTTCTGTCTATACATCTATCAGCTCTACTAACCCAGCTACGCTATTAGGTGTAGGTACATGGGTAGCTTTCGGAGCTGGACGTACCTTAGTTGGTTTGGATGCATCTCAGACTGAGTTTGATACAGTAGAAGAGACAGGTGGTAGTAAGACACACACGTTGACTGAAGCTGAAATGCCGTCACACACTCACACTTATAAATATTCTGATCAAGATCAAGTAGAGTTGATTGGTAGTACTATTACTGATATATCTGAAGTGGATGAAGGTGGCTCTACTCGCACTACTAACTCAACTGGTGGCGGTAGTGCACACAATAACTTACAACCGTACATAACTGTATACTTCTGGAAGAGGACTGCATAATGTGGAATTTACTCCCATCTTTGTTAGGGGCTGTTGGTTCCTACCAAGCACAAAAGAAACTAGGTCAGGCAGGAGACAAGATGTTCTCTGCTGGCGATCAGGCATGGGAACGTGGTCAGTATAAACCTTATGGTGTAACTACTGGTACAGGTTCAGCATCCTTTGAGGATGGACAAGCTAAGTTTGATCTTGACCCTCGTTATCAACAACAACAAGATCAGATGTTTGGTCTAGGCCAGTCTGCTCTACAAGCTGCTGGTGGTGATTATGACCAACTAGCTGGACAGATGTATGATCGTCAACGTGCTTTAGGAGCTAGTAGTCGTGCTGCTGAAGCTCAAGCATTAGGCGAGAGTATGTTTGGTTCTGGTACACAAGGCTTACGTGTTGCTGGTGAAGCTCTAGGAGCTGGTGCTGGTGCAGGAAAACTCAGCCCACAAGGTTATGGCTTTGCTCAAGCGTTTGCACAACAGGATGCTGCTGATAGAGCTAATGCTTTCAACCAAGCACAGATGCAAAAAGAACGTGATGTGAATTTAGGTTTAGGTATGTTCAGTCAAGGTCAAGCGATGGATCAACTTGGTTTAGGTATGTTAGGTCTTGGTGGTGACTTAGGTTCACAGCAAGCTTCTGCTCATTCCAATGCCATGCAGAATCTAATCAATGCTTATGGTGAGGGTGCTGGTTATATGGCACGTAGAGGTCAGTCTATAGCTGGTGGTCTGCAAGGTTTAGGTGGTAGCTTAGGTAGACTTGGTGGTTCAGGAGGTTCAGTTGCTAACTTTGGCGGAGGTACTGCGGGTAGAGGCTTCATGAAGTATAACCCCCTCCCTGCTCATAGAGGTAACGCACCTGTGTATAACCCACATGGCGGAAATTTAGTTGGCTCATATCGTCGACGCTCTGATGGCACACACAGCGGAGGATTTTAATTATGAGTGACGTATTAAGTTTATTTGGTATGCATCCTGATGTACTTCAACAGCGACGTGTACAGAATGCTGTAGATCAAGCTGGTCGTATGTCAGCAGACTATGCTATTGGTTCTGCTGGTGGTCAGATGTTAGGTGCTGGTATTAATTCAGCCTTTGGTTTACAGACTCCTGAGATGGCACAAGCCTCCAGTATTCGTGAGGGTTTAGCAGGAGGTGACTTAGGTTCT